AGAATTCTAAACAGAGATAATTCAGAATTAGTTAAAAAATTTAAAACTAGATAATAATGGCATACGTAATTGGTAAAAAAGTTGTTAAGGATACTGCAGATTTTGATAATTATGCATATGGGATAACTTTACCTGTGCGTAGAGGTAATACTGGATTCTTCGAACAAGCATTTACTTCATATGAACAAGCAAAATCTAATCTAAGAAATCTATTACTTACTGATAAAGGAGAACGAGTAATGCAACCCGAATTCGGTACTGGATTAAAAGGGTTATTATTTGAACAGATGGTAGATGATTTTGAACAACGATTACAAGATACGATAACCCAAAGTGTTAACTATTGGTTGCCATATATAACAGTAGAAGAAATTGATGTAACCATGACCGATGCAATGAAAGATATGAATCGGGCAGATATGAACATTCAATTTAGAGTTGGTAGTGATATCACAACACAAGAAATAACATTCACAATAAGAGGATAATAAAAAATGTCATTAAATAGTTCATCTAAGAAAAATAAAAAAGGTAGAGATATAAAGTATCTTAATAAAGATTTTGCGAGTTTCCGTACAAATCTTATTGAGTATGCTAAAACATATTTCCCAAAAACATACTCGGATTTTAATGAATCTTCTCCTGGGATGATGTTCATTGAAATGGGTTCATATGTCGGTGATGTACTTTCATATTATATTGATGATTCATTAAAAGAATCAATGATGACATTTGCGGAAGATAAGGAAAATGTAATGACATTGGCCCAATATCTTGGTTATAAAGCAAAAGTAACTACTCCTGCATTAGTTAAATTAACAGCATATCAATTAGTACCAAGTGTTGGTACTGGTGTAAATAATCAACCGGATTCAACGTTTTATTTAAGAATAAAAGAAGGAATGCTAGTAGAATCTAGTGAAAATGGTGTTATTTTTAGAACATCCGAATTACTTGATTTTAATGTAGAAGATGAAAGAGAAATTTCAGTACATGAAACTGATGCATTAACAGGAGAACCAAGTTTATATTTAGTTAAAAAATATGTTCCAGCAATTTCAGCAACACTTAAAACAGTTGAACAAACATTTGGTTCACCTGAACAATATTCAAAAATAAATATTACAGATACCAACGTTATTCATATATATGACGTTCGTGATAGTAATGGAAATAGATGGTATGAAGTTCCTTACTTAGCACAAGAAATGGTATATGAAGAATATCCAATAAGTGAACAAACTGATCAAAATTTATTACCATATAAAGATTCAGTTTCAAATGTATTGAAACTTTTAAAAACATCGCGAAGATTTGTAAGACAGGTAAATTCCGATAATACGACTACACTTGTTTTCGGAGCAGGTACTTCTGCAAATGGTGATGAAACGTTAATACCGAGTTTTAAAAACGTTGGATTAGGGTTGCAATCTTCAATAGATAGATTGGGTGAATCCTTTGATCCAGCAAACTTCCTTAAAACACGCTCATATGGACAGGCACCAGGTGATACTACACTAACCGTTTCTTATTTAGTTGGTGGTGGGGTTAGTTCAAATGTTGGTAGAGGTGAATTAACAAGAATACAACGAATTGAGTTTGATGAAGATACAACATTATTTACACCAAATCAATTATCACAATATCGAACATTTAAATCATCTGTAGCAGTTGAAAATGAAGAACCTGCAACAGGAGGTAGAGGTGCAGAAACCATTGAAGAAATTAGAGAAAATGCACTAGCAAACTTTTCATCCCAAAATAGGGCAGTAACTGCTAAAGATTACCAAGTTAGAATTTTGGCATTACCTGCAAGATATGGTGGGGTTGCCAAATGTTATGTTGCACCATATGGAGAATTGGATAATCGTTCATTTGCATTAAATTGCTATATGCTTGGATATGATTCCGATAAAAAATTATCATCATTAAATCAAGCCGTAAAGGAAAATGTAAAAACATATTTAAGTGAACATCGAATATTAACAGATGGTGTTAATTTAATTGACGGATTTGTTATTAACATAGGAGTTGATTTTGAAATTAGAGTTTATGGTAGTTATAATAAACGCGAAGTACTATTAAAATGTATAGATGAAATAGCGGATTATTTTAACATAGATAACTGGACATTTAATATGCCAATTAACATTAGTGAATTGGAATTAATTATCGCAGGAGTTGAGGGAGTTCAATCTGTACCTAAATGTGAAATTGAAAATAAGTGTTTAGGTGCATATTCAAGACATTCGTATAACATACAAGAAGCTACAAAAGGTAAAATGGTATATCCATCATTAGATCCAAGTATATTCGAAGTAAAATATCCTAGTAAGGATATAAAAGGACGCACAGTATAATATGTATCAATTTATAACCGCATTAAAAGATGCAACGATTTATAAACAACAATCAAATCAGAATACTGGTTTAGATGAAATTTTAGAAGTTTCCAAAACATATATTGGTCAGAGAAAAGAAATTTCACATCCATTAATTAAGTTTGATTTATCGAATATTTCATCATCAATTGCTGATGGTAATATTACTGCATCTTCGGTACACTTAGTATTGAAAGAATGTGAAAGTCAAGAAGTACCTACTGAATATACTGTTTATTTCCATACAGTATCAGGATCATGGGGAATGGGAATAGGTACACGGTTTGGTGAAATTAGTATGGATGGTGTCACATGGGATACTAGAGATACCGATGTATTTTGGACATCAGGAAGTGATTATGTATATACAGATGGAACTGGTTCAGAATATTCAAGTAGCTCATTAGAAACTATAAATCAGGGTGAGGGTGGAACGTGGTACACATCATCACTATTAACTGTTAGTCAATCATTTGAGTACTTAGAATCTGATATTGATGTTGATGTAACAAACATATTTAATGAGTGGTTAAGCGGTACAATTGAGAATAATGGATTCCTTATAAAATTAAGTGATGAAAAAGAATCTGATAATGTCGATTATGGAATCCTACAATATTTCGGTAAAGAAACAAATACAATATATCAACCAAAATTAAGAGTTGGTTGGGATGATCAAGAATATATAACTGGATCATTAACTGAATTAACAGAAGATGATATCCATGTAACATTTAAAAGATTAAAATCTACATATAAACGTGGTAGTACTCCACGAATTTCTGTTATTGGTAGAGAAAAATATCCATTAAAAACATATACAAACCAATATGGATACGTTGATATAAAATATTTACCACCAACTACATATTATCAAATAAAAGATGCAATTACAGATGAAATAATTATACCATTTAATGATGATTATACAAAAGTTAGTTGTGATATAAATGGTAATTACTTTAAATTAGATTTAACAAATTGGGAAATAAACCGAGATTATTATATTGAAATAAAGGTTATTAGAAATGGTGTAATTGAATACTTTATAGATGATAATTTAACATTTACAGTTGAAAAATAAACAAACCAATGGCAGACGATAGTTTCATTGAAAGATATACCAAAGACGAGAAGATAAAACTAGGAATTGAGGCGATATTAAAATCTGATAAATATACAGATGAATATAAAGCATTAATCTTAAAATATCTCGGTGAAAATTATAGTGCCCCTACTGAAATAAACACTACTGCAGAAGAGCAAGCAGAATTAATGGATAAGGGTGGATTGGTAATTGAAGAAGGTAAGACTGGACTTATTAGAATTACTGATAAAAAACCTGCGGTTCGTGGTAGAATTGAAACACCTAAATATATTGAATCCGAATTAGTAAAGGCGATTGATATCGTGGTAGATGAATTAATTTCACCGCCACCAAAAAAATCACCACCAACCGTTCCACTTCAAACATATTTAGATTTAGAAGCACTATATTCTGCATCAGTAGTTGAAACCGAGGATTTTAGAGAACGTTGGCTTTTGGCAACCGATGAATTAAATACTGCGTTAGCCCAAATAGAATTATTAAACCAATCACTTGATGCGTGCGAAATCCAAAGAGCAGTTGCAGAAAATCAAGCGGATGTTATTAATAGTAGATATATTTCATTATTAGGTGATTTCCAATCTGCAATACAAAAAGCAATTCAAGAGGCAATCGAAAGAGTTTCGTTAACCGCTCAAGTTCGTGGTTTACAAGCACAAAAAGAATCATTGAAGGCACAATTAGATATATTACAATTAACACTTGTTGGTTCTACTGCAGAATCAAGTGCTACGGCGGCTGGTCTATTTCCAAGTAATGATTCCGAATTCTTCTATGGATTTGATATGCTTCGTCCAAATGATGGATTCCCTGTACATTGGTACACATCGCGAGATGATGCATCATCTAATAGTAATCTTGGTGTACTTGAAGTTAGAAATTTACAAGATAATCTTGCAACACTAGTTCAAATAGAAATATTAGATATTGTATCTAATCAAACTAGTAATTCTGCTAACATTATGGTAAATCAACTTGGGCCATTCGGATTTACTGAAGCAGGTTATGGTCATTCACCAAGTTGGAATACACCGAATTCAGCACCAGCTACCACTAAAACCGTGAGTATTCCAGCTGGAGCAGCACAGAATATTAATATGTTTATAAATACACGTATTGGTGGTCGAAGTGAATCACCAATTGACCCGAATTCTGGTAGTGAATCCAGAAAGTATTACAATGGGACATTTACTTTAAAATCAACATTTGATGATGGAACAGTAAGTTTTGCAACTGGTATTAAGTGGCAAATAAGAAAAGATCAAGACGATTAAGATGGCAATAAACGAATTTAAAAAAATAATAGATACAAAGGGGTATAAACTCGACGCGAAAGATAGAGAAATCTTCGAACGAGATATGCAAAAAACCCTATTCGGTTCAAGTAATACAAGTTGGAATATATTTGGTAATTCTGATATGATCGAATTCGTATTATATGATTCTAATGAAAATAAATTACCACAAGGAGATAATGGAGATTTTGTAAGATATATTCACTTAGATGATGCTAATATTAATAAATATTTCCAAATAAAACCATCGGATTCATCTATATCAGGTGTAGTTGAGATATCACCTGAATTTTTAGTTGATACCGAACTTTTAATAAAAGAAGCAGGATACTCAAATGGTATATTTAAAACCCAAATTACTTTATTAAATAGACGAGCAGGTTCTGAAAAGATACAGTATGATAGAATGTGGATACATGAAATTGCACCGTCAAGAACGGAAATTCGTGTATTACCTGTAAATGATAGAAATAATGATGTTTTACCTGATTTACAAGAAAGATATGATATTTTTACAAGTGGTGGTCAGTTTCGTGATGATACTATTGTATATGTCCAACAATTTGTTGAAAGTATTAATATCGAAAATGTGTTTAATTCTATGTCCTTATCAAAAGGAAGATTTAGAGATGGTCAGACGTATATTAATTTAATTAAAGATGAATTCAAGATTGATGAATTTAAAACATTTCTATTAAAAATCAAAGAACTTCTTATTCAATCAATGCAGTATTATGTTGAAAATCGTGATTGGGATATTAATTCATTGACATATGGAATGCCGTTATCATCAATACCACCATTATCTTTATCAAAAGAAGAAATTTGTAAAATAACATCGAGAGTATTAGCAGATACAATTGATTATTTACTACCACGAAGAAATGTATTAGAAAATAGTACACTTTCTATGGAAGATCAAATAACATTTGATGAATTACAAGATATTTACAATACACAAACAAGTGATAGTATATATGAAAGTACATTACCAGAATCTACATTAGGGCCGGTTATGGGTTGTACTGATCCAAATGCTCTCAATTTCAACCCGTCTGCAACACGAGATGATGGTTCATGTATTTATGAAACGACACCTACACCAACGACACAAACATGGTATGTATGGTCTGCCGATGGTAAATTTGCATATATCGATGTAAATGGTGAGACCCAAATTTGGTATGGATCTGAATATGATTCAATTACTGTAACATATATTGGAGATATATTTGCAATAAGAGGTGATATACGTACATATCCAAAACCACAAGATAACACACCAGTATTAACGTGTGGTGATCCAAGAGCGTTAAATTATGGTGAAATCGGTATATGCAGATACTTAATAGATCCAACTATTATACCACCACCTAATGATGATATATTAATAACTAATGGAGAATATATACCAGTAAATAATACCATAGCAATAAAAAATACCTTAACTGATACAAATAATTGAAATGGATTCCAACGTAGATAGTTATCATAAACACTTATATAAATAAATCATATTTATAAGAATAAGAATGATATAAAATGGCAATAGAGATAAACAACATATCGATAAATTCGGACACGTATAACAATCTAACTAGTGAAACTGGTATAATCGGTGTCAGTAATACTCCTATTTCCATTGTTGATCCAACTCTTGGATCAGGTAATATCCCAATTGATTCAGTTGATGAAAAATGGGTAGTAATTAATATAAATAGTGTACCAGATGGTGCTGCTATATTGGTGAATGGTATATCGATTAATAGAATTACAGATACAGTTCTATTTTATCGAATTAATGAGTTCTATGAACCAAAAATATTCAGTACAAATCCAACTGATAGTTCTACTTCGCGAGAAAAATATAGAGTTACTTCCACTGTCGAGTTTACTAGACAGATAGAATATAGTATAATAGTTGAACAATTGATAGATAATGTTTGGACACAAATAGAGACTTTTAGTTCAGCGGTTATTACTCGATTATCAACGGTTAATATAGATATGTCATTTACAGTTGGTGATTCTAATACAGGTATAATTCCAACTGATGTTTACATTGCAAACTTAAAGGTAGATGTAGAAGAAAATGATATCATTAAATGGATAACATCAGATGGTTCTAATGGATTAGTTCCTCAAAATAATGGAACATCATTGGGATATAATGGTGATATTAATGTTTTACGTGCGTCAGATTACTTAACAAATCCACCATGGATTGATATTCAAATGAATGGTATTACACCTGAAACACATAATGTTACAATAGAAGTAGGGTATGGTCGTGCTGGTGGTGTAACTACATATGTAAATCAGGATGTTAGAGTATTATTATCTTTTGTTACGCAATTTATTAGAGTTACTGTAACTAAACTAAATGTGCAAGTGGTTGATCCACCTGCTGTATTTGTTGATAATGATATTCTAGTATATAACATTTTAAGTGATGAACCATTAGTTATCCCATACTACTCACTTAATACTACTAACGTTGTTTATTCATTAGGAAATACGTTAAGAGATATAAATCCAAATGGTAATATATCACTAACAAGTGCAGATTTTCCAAATGGAATTGGTCAATATATAATGTATTTACAACCAGTTGGATCGGATGGTTCAACGGGTGATATTAAAAGTGTTTCTATAAGTGTAAATTCAACAACAGTAAGACCTGGGCCAGATATTACACAAATAACATATCCTGAAAATATTCAAGGAGCCGATTTTATTGGTTATGACGAAGTTTTTCAAATTGGATGGCAATCCGTAAATACTAATTACGTAGAAATTTATGTTACTAGTTATGATCAAGAGTTTGCACTTGCATCAACTCAACCAAATGGAACAATTCAATTTAATGTTGCAGATGTTCTTAGAAAGGCTAATCAAACATTTAATGAAACAACCGATATTATATCATTTGATTTAATTTTAATACCATTTAATACAGAGGGTGATGAATTAGTTTCTGGTATACATGAAAAAATTACAATTACATTTGATAAGGGGGATTTAAGATTAAGACGTGCACAAGTAATCCATGATATTAAAAATTCGTTTGAAGTAAATTTACAATGTGAATTGTTTGATACCAACATATCAAAGTTCTTAACACATTATGCACATTTAGGTGGTGGTAGAAATAAATTAATTTCGAATTGGGATACTGATTACGAAACTTTTGCTATATACAATGAAAACAAGGAAACTGGTGAATTAATAAAAGAATTACCTGCACCAGAATCATTGGTTTTAAAATTATACGAACCATTACCAAAAGATGTACAACCAAATCAACAACTTTGGATTTCTAAACTACAATCTGTACCGATTGTAAATCAAATTATAATTGAAGATTTAGAAGTAGAATCATGTGTCTCACTTACACCAAATTTCAACGTGGATTGTAATGATGTAATTGGGTATCAAATTTTAGATGATTTAGTTGCAAGTGGTTCTGTAAGTTCTACTGAATTAATTCAACGATATATTGGTAATAATGAGTTTTCATTAGATATACTAAATTTACAATATTATAAGGATGGTGATTATAATTGGCCAGCATTTGTAAAATATTCATCTGCAGTAGAACGTTCAGAAAACTTTTACTATAAAGTAAAAACATTAGAATTTTATTCTGCATCACTGGCTACAGTAAATAACGCAATTGCAAGTTCAGAAAATTCACTAACGGCCGTTAATGAAGCTAATCGTATTACTGATAAAATATCTAATCTCAAAAAAGGATTTGATGCATTTGAATACTTAATGTATAACTCAACAGGATCTCTATCATATCCTGGTGCTGGACAAAATGAACTAAGTGGTTCTACATCATCTGCTGCATCTGATTGGTATATCAATATCATAGGTTCTGCAACTACATATGATTCAATAAATCGTAATTCACTTGTAAATAATTTACCTCAGCATTTATTAGATGATGAACGAGGTGAGGAATTTATATTATTCTTTAACATGGTAGGTCAACATTTTGATGTTCTATCAAGTTACACCGAGGGTATTATAAGTTCTAAAAAAGTTGAACATTCGAATAAAAATGGTGTTATAAAAGATTTACTATACCATATGTTAGAATCTCTTGGATGGGATGCTAATA